CGGCCATCATCGCGCGAACGCCATCCCCAAGGCGATGTACGATCGATACCTTCGCTTGATCCAAAAGCGCCACGACGCGGACCTAAAGGCATCCTTTGGCCAAGCTGTGGTTGACGAAACCCGACAGCAGACCAAGGAATGGAAAGACAATCGTGCAGCGATTCGCGAACAGGTAGCAGGGGAAATCCATGACAAGTCAGATGTTATCGTCGATCGGCTTATGTCCGAGCGTGGTGGTGATCTCAAGATCGATCCTATGTCCATCCGCGAGGACCTACGTGAAGCCTTACCAAAGGAATACATGCGTCGAGTTAATTCCATCTCGGCTGACAATCTAGCTGCCCATTTCGGCTATCCCTCCGGGGACGCTCTCGTCCAATCTCTCGCTGAGTTAGCCAAGGATCGCAAGGCCAAAGACCTATCCCATGCTGATTACACACGCAATCTCATCGACACCGAAACGGATCGCCGAATGGAGGCGCAGTACGGATGGATGGAGAAGAACATTCTAGAGGAGGCAAAGGACCGTGCCCTCAGCGAGAATCAATTCGATATCCTTCACGAGGAAACCGTGTTCCTGGCGCAAAAGGCTGGAGTGGCACCACCATTGCCAAAGGGTGCTTTACAGGCTGCTCTGCGAGATGGATTCAACAACACCCCCATTGAGAATATCTCCAGCGATCTCTGGCTCAAGGCCGCAGGCAAAGCCGGACGAAAGACCGAAGAGGCTCTTCTAAAGCTGGACGCACAAACCGCGTTTAAAGAAAAACAAGTGCAATTCAACGCGCTCTCGCAAGCGAAGTGGGCACATGAATACGAGAAAGAACGCGGGAAGCTGGATAAGCTAGCCAAACGGCTGGGCAAGATTGTCCCCGGGCCGGGTAAGGAAACCCCGATCGAGCCGGAGTACCTCAACCACGCGCAGGATTTGCTACAGCGGGTTGGATATAAGACCCGGCGAAGCGCGGAAAACATCCGCGAGAATATCGGACGCAGCCAAAGCACCACCGTGCAACAGTTTGTGGAACGTAAGCTCAACGACACAGGCGGGTTGATGGATATTCCACTGGCAGAATTCCTGTGGGACCCTAGCTTTGCCAAGCCGCTTGATGAACTCACCCATCAACAATTCGCTGATTTCAAGAACACGATCTCTGCGCTAGCCACACTCGGCCGTGAGGAACAGAAGGTCTATCGCGAAGGCGAAGCGTTTGACCGTAAGCAAATCGTCTCCGATATGAACACGCAGGTGCGGAGCTTTGGGAAGAAGGATATCCCACATGGGTATGAACCTAGCTTAGCTCGGCAATATATGGCAGGGTCCACCAGTGTCGAGACGTTGATGAATCGCTTCGATCGCAACGATCCGAAAGGCTTGTTCCACCGCTTTGTGGTATACCCGCTAGCTCGCGCTGCGAATGAACAGGCTTCGTTGGAGCGCGAGATTAGCGTCCCGTATCGCGAGTTACCAAAGGTCGATAACCTCAAGAAGCTCGTAACCTCACCGTTCGATCAGCGGTTGTGGAAGTATTCCACCTTCACTCGCGAGAACGTTCTTGGCCTGCTACAAAACGCAGGCAATCGCAGCAATTGGAAAGTCGCTGCTCGTGGATGGGGCGCGGACCCTGAGGAGCTTATGAAATGGCTGGTAGAGAATACCACGCCGGAGGATTGGGCGCGAGCGCAACAGCAGGGGAAGACAATCTTTGGCAAGCTTATCGGTATGGCGGATGCGAAGTATGAGCATCGTTATGGCTCCACTATTGATAAGATTCCGCTAGAGCCGATCGAGAATGATCATGGAACATTCGAAGGTTGGTACCATCCACTGGTTCCCGATCCGCTATGGCATGGTAAGCAAACGCTTCGTGGTGGCGCATACGAGGACGCCGACTTCGGCCATATCGCAACCTCTAATGGCTACACACGTTCACGCACAGGGTCGATCTATCCAGTCGATCTCAGTTTCAATAGCACCCCAAAGTTGATTAAGCAAATGGTGCACGATATCGCGTTTCGGGACGCGGTGCTGGATGTGCAGAAAATCTTCAAGGACTCCAGTTTCAACGATACCGTCACGGAATACTACGGCAAGGAATACGCGGACCTACTACTCCCCTACCTCCGCAACGTGGCTGGCCGCGAGTCGGTCCCGAGTAAGATGCTCTCGCGAATAAATGGCGCTAGCGAATACATGCGACAGAATACTATCGGAACCTACATCGGCTTTAACCCCTACACCGTCATGAAGCACGCACCAACAGCGGCTGTAATGTCCGTCTCCGATGTTGGCCCTACACGAATGGCGCGAGCGTATGCTAATCTCTACGGTCAATCGCCAGAGCTAGGCAAGACTTGGTACGACTTCGCGATTGATAAATCCGAAGAACTCCAACGCCGCGAACGCAATTGGCAAGAGACCCTTGCGGGAACGCAGAAGCAAATCTATGGCGAAGCCACCATGCGTGAGCGAATGCTCCAGTGGGGTTCATGGCCGGTGGCGCTTAGCGATAAAATGTCCGCGGTGCCGTTGTGGATCGCAAGGTTCCAGAAAGCAATGGACGAAGGCTCCAGCTTTGGTGAAAGCCGCGACATCGCCGATCGTAGCGTGCGGCGGCAGCATGGCTCTACGGCAGTCACAAACCAACCGCTGCTTGTGCAAGGCGGTGGCCCGTTCCACGGTTGGCTCACGTCCGTCTACGGCTTCTTCGGCACGGTGATGCAGCGCAGGATTGAGCTTGTGCATCAAGCCAACGACGCGTGGAAGCTTGGGCGTGAAGGAGAAATCCGCGCAGCAGCAGCGAAGATGCCGCAGTTGTTTAAGGACTTCATGACCTACGTGGTGGTGCCGACCGCGATCGAAGAATATGTCACAGGGCTAAGCACCGACAATCGTGAGGGCTATGGCACACATATCGCAAAGGCGGCAATCAAAGGCACCGCCGCAAGTTTCCTCTATCTCCGCGATCTCGCTTACGCTGCCACCAGCGGGCACGATCCAAGCGTTGGCCTTGCCACAAGCGTGGCAGCGGACACAGAGAAATCCATTCGTGCTGCAATGAAGGGTCGTGGAGCGTTCAACAAGGAACATGCCGGGAAGACTGTGCAAGACTTCCTCACCACCTTTGGCGAATTCTCTGGCATGGCACCAAAGGAGTTTGCGAACATTGCCCGCTTTGGAATTGACTATGCTAACAAGCAAGCGCACCCGAAAGAGGTTAGCGATTATCTTCGCGGGTTGACTAGAGGCACCGAAAAGAAACGAGTGGAGAAGTGATATGCTTACATTAGATTTGTTACGCAAGCTCTGGCCACATGGGAATATCACCATCCCCGGCTTAGTGGAGGGAATGGCAAAGACTGCGCCTGTGGTGTTCCCTAAGTATGGGATTGACTCAAGCTTACTCATCGCCCACGTGATGGCACAGTTCTCGGAAGAGACCGACTGCGGCCGCGAGATGCAGGAGAATATGAACTACTCCGCAGGGCGGTTATTGCAGGTGTTCCCAACCCACTTCTCGCATTCGCAGGCGATTCAGTACCAGCACAACCCACGACAGATCGCAGATCATGCCTATGGTGGACGAATGGGGAACCTGCCCCCGCCCTCGGATGATGGCTGGAACTTCCGTGGTCAAGGGCTGTCGCAGGTTACCGGCAAGAACGGTTACCAAGCATTGGCAAAGAAATGCGGCCTCGATCTCGGTGCCCACCCGGAGCTTATTATCGCCCCAGATACCGCGCTCGAATGTGGCGTTGCGGACTTTGTCCTCTGCGGCTGCCTTCCATACGCACGCAAGGATGACATCGCCGGCGTTTCGTCAATGCTGAACGTCGGGCACTATACGTCCAATACAGCCCAGATCAATGGGTTTAGCGTTCGCCGAAATTGGTTGGGGTTGTGGAAACATGCATTGGATATCAAATGATCCTGCTTGCAACCGCCGCTTGGTTCTACCTCGCTACCTACGAAGGCGACCACCCAATGATTGGGCCGCTAAGCAAGCAGGACTGCCACACTCTCCAGCGTATTCGCATGCAGATTGGTTCATCAAAGGGCGCTTGCTTGCCTGCGATGCCGAAAACAAACAGAAAGGAATATTAACATGAACTGGAAGCTTATCCTCAGTATCCTCTCTAGCATCAACGGTGGCCTTATCACTGGTGCGGCGCTGTTCAACCCACTCATTGGGCAAAGCGCTTCGCTGAAGGTCATCTCGGTGCTTGGCATTTGCCAAATCATCGTTAGCTCTATCAACTCTAACTTATCCACGTTGGTGAACACCGTTAAGTCAGTCGCTGCGGTGACTGGAGATGATGGAAAACCTGCGATCCGCGTTGGCGTTAACTCCAACGCTGGTCCAGCGTTAGCCACCGTGGCGCTTGATCCAGCACAGCAAAACGTTGGTGCAACCACACCTGAGGTTCGTGAAGCCCTTAAGGAAGTCGTAAAGGCTGCGTCATGAAACCCGCAATCAAATTCGCTCTTGGTGTCGCTGGTATGCCTGAGAAGACAATCAACGACATCGATAAGGCCCTCCCAGCAATGGCTCGACTGGTGGACCTGTGGCAACATAAGGCAGAGCCGATCTATGAACAAGCTAAACCCGATCTCGATTTGGTCGCACCTGTCCTTAGCGAGATCATCAACTTTGTAAAAGGGGAATAACATGTACAAGGGTCTTCTATCTATCGCCTTCGCGCTGTCGCTGGGGAGCGCAGCCTTCGCGGCGGATTTGCCGCTTAAGTCGAATCCGCTACTCTCAGGGTACCCAACCGGTTGCGGATTCTACTACGGCGCAGGCACGGCTGGCTCTGCCGGTGCGGTGAACAGCGCTGTGGTTGGGACGCAGATCGTGCAAGGCGAACTCAACGCTCTGATCGGCTACACCTGCCCATTCGCTGCACAGGCCTTCTGGTTTGCGGAAGGTTCCGTCGGAATGGCGAACGTAAACGGCTCGGTAAACGGGCTGGCGCTAAGCGGTCCGCCGATCTTGCGTCAGCGTCTTGGTGCTGGTTCTCCGATCAATGCGGTGTTCAACCCGTTTGGCACCTCGCTCTCGGTTCCGAGCTTGCCGCTCTTGCCCAACGGCGTCACCGCCAACCCGAACGCACAGCCGTACTTCTTCGTGGGGCTGGAAGAGCAGGATATGACCCCACAGCTTGGTGGGCTCAGCGGTAGCGGCCACGTTTGGGTTGTGTCGGGAATGGTCGGTGTTGGCCTTCTTACCCGCCTTTCCAACAACGTCGTGGTTGACACTTGGGCCGGCTACGAGCCAAAATCCACCAGCTTCTGCCCCGGCAACGCCGTCGGCTGCGCCACGCTTGGCAATCGCGGTGCGGTTGGTGTGAGCTTCAAGTACTAACCTAGCTTAGGGGTAGCCTACCATGATCGACTGGAACGTACGTGCCGGCGACTTGCTGGTTCTGGCAGGTTTCGCCGGCACAGGATTTGTTTACGCGTTCAAGTCTGGTCGACTAGCGGAAACGATTGAGATCATGGAGAAGGAGATCGAGAAGTTGCAGGAGTCTTACAAGATGATTGCGTTAGCGTTGACTACCATGGCTGTGCAGAAGGTTCAGATCGAACGCATGGATCGCGATATCATAGACATGAAGCACGGACGGGGATTTATTTCAGAGCGCGATCAACGGAGGACATCTGTGGAGGGGGAATACCCGTAGCTATTGCAACCCAGCAGATTTGATGCCCAACGCCTCTGGCATCAGCGCGTCCATTTCCCCATTATCCACCACCCCAGGTGCGTAGAGAATCACGTTTTTATTCCTTGGATCAAGTCCGGCTTGTCGCAACATGCCGGACTTTTCCATGACGCCGATGACGCGTTCGACGCTGTGTAGTGGTACACGAGCCTTTGCGAAGTTGATGATCCGATAGGCGGGAATCTTACGTCCACCTGCACAAGAGGTTAGGACGTAGTGATAGATTTCGTCGATTGCCTTGGCGTCGGCGTTCCCTGCACCAGCCTTGAAAATGTCGGCCATTGTGTTTTCAGCATCAGTGAGCCAGCTAAGCGCTCTGGTGAAATCATCTCTCGTGAGGAGTAAGACATCACTTCGATCGATAGCTGATACCATACTGAGTTTATACAAATGCACACGACGCCGGGTGGCGTAATGAAGAAGCTTTGGATGGGTGGGTGCTGGAGGCTCTCCAGCACCTCTCCACTCTTTAACGGCTTTTTGATATTCTTCCGTGACTTTGAATTCGCCGATGTTCGACGCGATGCATTTGAGATCATGGACAAGCTCCGGGTTAAGCGTATTGTTCACCATTATGAAATCATCGCCGATGGTGCGTTCGTCAGAGAACACCATCACGACACGAGAAGTGAAGCCTTGCTCCCAAGCGTTCTCGGGCATTAGCTTCATTAGGTTGGAAGGTGTAGTACCGCAGAGAACGTTGAGTTGGGGATATTTGATTTGGATTCGCAATTCGTTTCCGCGTCGCCATTGTCCGTACTCACGTGGATCGTAGAAGGCGGACATGATTCCGATGACTTCGTCGTCATACTTGTGCATGAAAGCAGTGATTTCATCAGCGGTGATGAACATACTGTTATAATCAAGTGGTGCCTTCCCTTCTGGATCACGTGGGTCCTTTGCGCTGGGTATGAACCGCTTCGCCTTGATTAACGCATCCACCATGCTAGCGCCGGTGAGGCTGGTGGGGGCTTTGTGCGGTTCGGGGATTTGGAGATAGTACCGTTCCGCTTCCGTGATGGTTGTGGTCTTCCCCACCCCCGGATGCGCGATCAGGAAGCAATAGATATTCGGCACAAGCGGACCGCGATTCGTCGTCAACCACACGCGTTGCTCCAGCGTTGCAGCGACGGTGCTAATCGCCGCCCATCGGCGGAATATCTCCGGGCTCTCCAACCTAGCCGTGTTTGCGACGAATGACTCTATCCAAGATACCAATTTTCGGTGCGCGTGTCCGTTTGTCGCTGCCTTTGTAGTCTTTGAGACCGTCTGGATTGGTCTGCGAATCATAGTCACCTTTATTCCACCCCGTCTTGCAGTCGTAAGGAATGCGCAAGGTGCGACCGTGCGCGAGAGGTATTTCGTGAACGAGGTTCTCTTGGAGGAACGAGACGACTTCGTCCTCGTGTTCGGTTGGATACATCCAAGTGGTAGCGTCGTGATCGTGCATCATAAGAATCGCACGACGGGAGCGCCAGACGCGGAGCATACCGGTGTTGACGATGTCGGCTAGGGAGCCTTGCGGATCATACGCTATGGCTTCTCGAACCGTAGAAGGATCGTTTCGTCGCCCAAGGAAATGTCTCTTACGGCCTGTGAGTGTAACCAGCTTTCCAGTTCGCTTGATCTCACTAGCCACCCATCCTTGCCAAGAAAGGTGAGACGGGAAGGCGGCGAAGTAGGTTGGCTGGAATTGCTGAACGACTCGGACGGGTAGTTCAGCTTGAGCCGCGAGCGTATCTGGCTCTCCTCCATAGTTGCTCCCATGTCCGAGCTTCTTGCACATAAATCGATATGTATAGTGGCGGTAGTACGGTTGTTCTGCGATGTTTTTATCTCTACCGATATTGCCTGTCCATCCGAGATTAGGCCAGCAGATTCTAGCCACTGCTGTATGAATGTCTCCAGATTCAACTGCATCTAGGTATCTCCCGTCTTTGAAGAGGTTCCATTCGATTCCGCCGACGCAGTAGGATTCGCCAGCTTTTGCGTCGAGCTTTGCGAACTTATATCCCGCGTCAGCGATGAAGATGCTTCTAAGGCTTTCTTCGACGTTCTGCAAATTTCCGCCAGTGCCAAACTCGCTAAAAGAAGAACTAAAGCGGCCAGTGCTAGTTCCAGCGATATTGTACGAAGTACGCATTCTACCGTCATTGTCGATATCCGTTTGGAGGACTGAGATTTTCTTCGCGAGATCACGCATTTTGAGGATGTGGTTGACGATCTGGCGAGCGCGAATGTAGAGCCAGAGCTTTTCGAGGGCCTTGCGATCGGTGGTAACAGAGCCTTTCTTGCGGATTTCTGGCAGGCCCAAGCGGGTGTAGAATAAGTCTTTCAGATCGTCGTTGCTACGCCAGTTGAAACGGAGGAGTCCTACACCGTCGCAGACTATTCGGTGGAGTTGGCGGTCGAGGATGTCGATTTGGGTGTAGAACTCGTCGATGACCTCGGCCTTGCGTGCAGCGTCCACCAGAACACCCCGCAGTCGCATATCAAGTGCAGGTCCTTGCAAGGCACGGGAGAAAGCATAAGTGGGCTCTGTGTGTTCATCCAATTGGGGCAGTATACTTTCCAAAACCTCGAGAGTAATTGCGCAGTCGAGTCCGTTGTAGATTTGCTCGCGCTCGAATTGGTCAGAGACGGAGTTTGGGGATTGTTCATGGGTGCGAATGATCCTCACGTTTATTCGCCATATTTCTTTAGATATTCTAATGCTCTCAATACCCAATCTTTAGAACCTAACATACTATTACAACGAACGCATAAGATACCACGCACATCGCCTGTGCTATGATTGTGATCGACGTAAGCTGTAACTCGATTGCCTACTTTGTCAAAGGTTAATGGCATTTCACAAATACCACATTTCCCTTCTTGTTCTTCTAGAAGTTTTTCTGGGTCACAATTTCTTCCATCACGACGTGCTCGCATAAATCGAGCAACACAGATTTTACAGGTGCTGTAGAAACCATCTATGGTAGCTTTATCTTGTGAAAAATAATTGCTGAATAATTTGATGGATACATCCTCATCGTTAAATCCAACATGTGCTTTATCGCATCTAGGACATATTTTTGTGTATGCTTGCAGCTTTGGATCGTAACTATATTCAGGCAATTACTCCTCCCTTTTGATAGTTTCGGTGTGACGCCGTTCTGATTTCCAAGGCCCGTGATTTGTATAAAGGCTTCCAAGGTACCCAAGGCCCTTTAGTGCTTCTGGCTGTAAAGCATGATGTAAGAGCATGCTATCGTGTAAAGCACCAAATACTCTTATTCCGTAGCTTCGCAATAAAAATGCAATATCGTACAACCCATTCTGGAACACCTTGCGTATTTCTGCATCCTCAAGGACCGAACGTATAAGCTCCCAGCATCGTCGTTCAAGCTCTGGAGTAGGCCAATAACTTTTTCCCGCCTTTCTGGGGTCATCGAACGGAATAACGAGAGCAAGGTCTCGTCGTGGAGCGAAGCCCATGCATGTAATGCGCGTGCCAGAGGTTTCAATGTCGCAAGCAATAAGCTGGCTTGCTTTGATGTGGGTTTGGATGAAGGTATGTATATCATCTAAATCGGGCTCTATCCATATCTCACACGGTGGGCGATCTAACGTCCCTGTCTGGCTAGCCGAAACAGCCTTTGACAAATCCGCGATTGTTGTCGGACGTAGCTCATACTGGCGGAGGACGGCAGCTGGATGATAGCAAACAAGCAGTTTGTAACCAGCAACGCAATGAGTGCTGAGTACAGTAGTCCCGCGGAGCTTGCTAACACCGGTGCGTCCAGTAAGAGCCCAGACAGCAGAATTACCAAGGCAGATAATAAGATTAGGATCGTGCTCCAGAATCTCATCGCCGAGACGATCAAGCTCGGGGGCGAATTCAGCGCGGGTGTATTTGCTTGGGAGTAGTGGCCCGTATCCCGGGATGCCATCGGCCTTCCCGCCGCAGAAGTGTTCGAGGCGGTTGCTGGGTGGGTGGCGGTTGAATACGTTCGTGCGGTAGACCTCCGGGTGGCCTTCCCATATCTTGGCGAGATGCTTAGGGTCTCCAGTTCGGTAATAGAGATCAATGCGGTTTCGCTCTCCTTGGGTAAGGGATATGACTTCCGCTTCATGGAGTTGCCTCATGAGTTCGACGCCGGAAGAGCCGACGAATGGGGTCGAGAGACGGGCCTCGTTCTCGCCCCACGCTTCGCCGACGAGGAAGATTGGTTTCACCGAGTGAGCCACAGCGTCATTTGGCGCAGCAAGAGTTTCACTTGATCATTGTTGAGGATCAAGTCTTGCGATTCGCCTACGGTTGTGATTCGCAGTATGGGATAGCCATCATCTTCGAGGAAAGTAATGAGCGTGCGTTCGTTACCTTTGAGATTGAGGACAGTGAAGGCACTGTGTTCGATTTCAGTTGTAGCGGGTGCTTCAATTCGCACAGTCTGGGTTGTGGACAACGCACGATCGCGAAGGCTAGGGCTGCGTTTGGGAATGAACTTAGCGAGTTCGTTGTCGATGTCGTCTAGATTTGGTGCTTGCATTGGTGGCTCCAAAAAGGTGGGGGTGCCCATTTGCGGCGCACCCCCGAGGTTGGGAGAGGGTTGGCTAGTCGGCGACCGGCGCGGTTTTCGCGACTTCCGCACGAAAGCCTTCGCGTCCCTGCAACGGCGTGTGTTTGATGTACACCATTACCTCGCAGTTTGGTGCTTCGTCGATCATTCCCGCGAGCGTCTTGCCTTCCGAATCGATCCCGCAGTGTTCGAGGAATTCGCGGAGCATGAAGGCGGAGTTCTCCGTCAGCCACATGTCGTTGCGGATGATTTTGCCCTCCAGCCCGCCGATTGCCTCGAGTTCCTTTTCATCCACATCCTCGTCGATTCCGACTGGCTTGAGCAGGAAGCGTAAGCCGGGAGTTTTCTTCTGCGAGGATTCGATCTGCTCCGGCAGACCGGTGATAACGCAGTGGTAGCCACCGGTTGGCATTGGGGGAGGAGCGTTGAATTCCGTCGCGGGACGATCGAGGATAGTGGAGAGGTTTGCGTTTGCCATGGTTGATTGGTTTCCTAAAGGTTGGTTTGGGAATAGGTTGAGTTGCATTGCGAATGCCTTGCGCTAGGCCCTCCGTAAGGTTATCGACTTCGGCTTTACCGCCGTGGTTGGGGCAGGCTTGGTTGGCTCCACGCTCACGCTCTGCCCACGCAGCGTGGCGAAGATGGATGCGAGACCGGTGGAGATGTCGTAGTCCGGTTGCATGTCGAAGGGTTTGGGGTTGGCTAAGTCAATCATCGGAGTGGAGTTGGTGCGGATCGTGCGCTTATCGTGCTTGTGGGTGTAGAGAATGACGGTAGAGAAGTATTGGGGAATCTTTGGCGAGAGCTTCTGGCCAACGCCTTGTGGGAAGCCCTTGGTTGTGCCGTCGGGCATCTCTTGGTAGGCCACGTGCGCGATCACGATCACATTGGTGCGGAAGTTATCACTCGTTAAATGCGCAAGCAGACTTTCGATGCCATCTTGAGCGTTGCCATAAACTGCTCGGGGGTCAAAGTTCCCATCCTTCCCGCGAGGAACCAGTGGTTCATAGTGGTCGTAGGCTGCATCGCACAATCGGGAGAGTGAATCCACCACAAGAATGCATTCAGGCCCCCATGAATCAGGGCGGCCGAGAGAGGTGCCATCATCGGATTTCCATTCGTCGATTAGGTTAAGCGCTGCGCGGAAGGCCTTCGGCTTGCCAGCGATTACCGGGCCGAGGGCGGAAGATTTCCAGTTGTCGCGGAGGGTGATGAATTCGACGTTGCCGATTAGCTCGGGACATTCCTTGAGGATGTATTCTTTGAGCACATTGAGGAGGTTGTCGAGATCGAGGATGCGGAGCTTGTAGCCAGCTTTCACCAACGACACTAGCGAGCCAGTCTTGCCGGACTTCGCGTCGCCGATTAGCAGGAGTTTGGTGAAGCTATTACTCTGATGGGCTGCTAGGCTTGGCATCAACGATTCCTTTCGCGAACGCAAATTGATTCGCTTAGATTTTGAGCCATTTGCTTGGCCCATTGCTTATCTCGTTCCAATAGACTAATTAAAGACTGCTGTTGGGCAATTTGATCCTTTTGTTTTAATATTTCACGACTTTGCCATAATTCATGTTCTTTGCCTTTGTTTAATTCCCCTACAAGATACTCAATTCTTTCTTCAAGAGATTTAATTGTTACCTTCGCCATTGCTTGCTCCTTGTGGTTTGGCTAACAACACTTCCGTGTACAACGTCAACAAATCACCGGCATTCACATCCATGTAGCTCTCCACCCCAACGGTCATGGTAGTGCTACCGCCGAGGGCGAGTCGCATGGAAGTCTCGGTGCGTTCGAGAACGCGGTATTTACCGAGGACTAGACGAACGCGGAAAGATTTTCCTATCTGGGTTTCAATGGATTCCATCGGTCTTCGATCTCCCTTTTGATAAAATCCCCAGCCAACCATTTCTCACGCACCTGCGGCGACTTGCTGCAAATCCCGCGGAACATGCAGCCACCAAATTTGTCACATGAACTATCATTCATTGGCCAGTGGTCGGCCGTTGCGAATGCTTCCGCTTGCGCGAGCCAGTAGCGAAGATCAGAAAGCCATTCATCGAGTTGGTCCTGCGTGCGGTAAGTAACCCCGCGGGTGAAGAAGTTTGGCTCAACGAGTTTGATTTGTGCAGCTTCCACAATCACGCCTTTGACAGGGGCGCGGTAAACGACTTGGGTCGCAAGGGTGTAGAGGGTCATTTGGTTGTGGGGATTGAAACCGTCGAAGAAGTAGGACGATGGGGTCGTGGTGGTGGTTTTGTGATCGAGGACGTAGAGATCGTTGTTGAAGGAGACTACACGATCGAGATGGCCGCAGAGGAGGTAGGGTTGGGAGATGTCGTTTTGGCTATCGTAGGCTTTGCTGTGGCTGGGTCCCCAATCAAGCTCGAACTTGAAGCTCAATTCCACCGCAGCGCGGCCATTTTCAAGGATATGGGTGGTTGCGGTGTCGTTAGCGAAGAAATCGAAGTAGTCGATCACGAGTTGGATCAAGGTGCGACGGTTTTTGTAGCGCCCCGCTTTCGTGTCGGTGTCGACATCCCAATCGAAGGTGCGGATCATGAGTTGGTGGACCGCGTGTCGCATGGCGTCCGCATGGTTGGCACCGGCCGCTTTCGCCTTGTCATAGTCCTCGATCGCGGAATGGTATTCCGCGCCGTAGCGTAGGTGGACGGAATCGTCCTTTGGGGACCAGCCCTCGATCATCACGAGGTAGTATAGCTTCGGACAGGTTTTGAGATATCCAATCGAGGTGCTATCCCAAGCGAATTGTATATTAGTGCCTTCGAGGAACGGTGATGCAGGGACATCGCTTGCCGAGGTGTCCATTATCCTGCGTTCCTCATGTTTATTGTTTTCATATCTTCGAGTGTATAAACGCCCCAAGATACAATTGCCGCTTGCATCCAACCAAGCCAGCGACAAAGTTTGGTATCTGACCAGTCGCGGTTTAAATTGATTCGTTCATGCATTTCACATAAATGATTGTACGAAAGATCAGGAACTGGATAATTACTAATTTGGCTTTTATGCGCTAGCTGCATTGTGTCCTCTATTGCTTGCCGAATATTCATGTTTACATCCCCCGCCGCAAGTTGCCAATGGGCTTGATAACCTTGTTGAGGAGCTTCGCTACGCCAGCGGGGGCAGCAGCCGCAGGGCCTGCTTTGCGGCCCTTGCCAGCTTCGCGATTCGCACGGATGTTGCGGTGGTATTGGATGATGATATCGAGATCGGCACCACCGAGCTTTAGCGGATCGAGGGTCATGAGCATGTCGAGATCGAGTGGGACGGAGGCTTCATCAGGGTCGGTAGTGGTCATTCCATCTCTCCAAGGGTTTTCCGCAAGCTATGATACCCCGTAGTCGTCCGCATGTGTGCTTGCCATACTTCACGCAGCGTCCGCGACCAGCCGGTGCCGTAGTAGGCTTCTGCCGCGGCGACATCGGATTCGTAGAGGTTGAGGGTTACTTTGCGTAGTGGAGCGTCAGCGCCAGGGTTTGGCATAATACATCCATATGATTAAGAAGAGTGTATAGAACCATACACCAACACATACGCCAATAATGTATCCTGTGGTCATTCCTCCAACTCCGTTGCTTTCTTCGCGATGAAGATTGTGTCTTCTGACACTTGGCAGATCATAAGCGCTTCCAGTTCTGGGTCGGCCGCTTCCTTTCGCGCGTCGTAGAGGGTGTTGACTAGCTTGATGCGATCGTTCGTGCGGATTAAAATCCCGATTTCTTCGTCGAGCGCGTTGTACCAGCAGGGAAGAAATTCGTGGGCGTAAGGGCGGATTTTGGGGGTAGATGGGGGCATGAAGAAGGCTCCAATGGGATTGGTTCTACTCGTTTGTACCATGTCATGTCGTAGCCTTGTCGCACTGCTTCATCATATAAAGCTGGCGGAAGATAAACGTACATCATTCCTCCACCTCGCTAAGGCGTTCGACATCCGCTGGATTGATCTTATTCTGTCGCGCATAAACCCACCATTCGCCCTCGGAATCCGGAAGGATTGTGAATTGCAACGGATCGTAGACACAACGCCCGTGTAGCGGTGCATCCCGCTCGGGGTATACCTTCGCGTTATCCTCGCGGCAGAGAGTGCGGAAGTAATTCAACCGCACGCGGAATTGATGCGCTTGGCCTTCGGTGATGAAAGGAATGCGAGCGCCTTTTTCGTCCTCCAAGGCGGTGTCGAGGAAGCTCTCGCAATCTGGGTAGGAGAGGCGGGATTTAGACGTTGGCATTAAATGTGCCTCCAAGTCAGACGCTTTTCTATGCGGTAGATATTTGCGCTGGTTGTTTTATAGCGCTCCGCTATCTGCCATTTCTTTAGCCCGCCTTCGACGAGCAATTTTCGAATCTCTAGAACCTCGTTTTCCGTTAACCACACATTTGGATGGTTCATTCCTTGTGTGTTAGCTCCACGCCCTTTTAAATCACGATCGCGCATATTGTCTTGGTGTGTGCCAAGAAACAAATGGTCTGGATTTATACAACATCGCACATCACACTTGTGTAGTACATCTTTGTCTTTTGGTATATCTCCTTTGTGCACTATCCACGAAGCTCTGTGAGCTTTTAGTCCTCCACCTTGGTGTGTGATAATGCCGTAACCAAGTTCATCCGTGTAACCAGTATATAACCAGCATTGGTTGTCATCAATTGCTAGTTTTGATATTAGGCGTTCTTTCAAGGTGTCTACCATTTGATATTCTCAGAATCAATTTCTAGAAGCTTATTTGCTGATCGTGTAGAAATAACGTATGAAAGATTCTGGTTCTGTTCCGTTGGCTTATCCCTTACCAACCATGGATCGAGATGGATAACGCTATCCCACTCCATGCCCTTGGCCTTGTGGCCAGTGGTGAGGAGGGTTTTGCCGTCGGCTTTGAGGACGTGCTCTGCGTAGGCGATCGCTTGGCCAAGGTCTCGCCCGTGCTCTGCGAATACCCGCATGCAAGCGGCTAGATCGTCGGCGGATTTGGATTCTGCGGAGAGTTTGTCGGCGTGCCAGGAGTCGATGAGAGAAATGGTTTGGGCTCTTGATAGTGTTTCAGGCCCAAGCTTTCGCATAGTTCCAATAAGCCTTGGGCCAATGTCTGAGCCTGCAATGGAGACAGATTGACCTGCCCCAAGCATACGAATTGCAAGTTGAAATAAGGGAGCGTTATTACGACAGATAACTGTCCACCGATCGTCGATGTCTTGGTTTCCCAATTCTTTTGGTGCGACAACTTCGCCTCCTTGCTTTGCGCTACGATAGTTCGGCACCCGCCAGCGGACATGGTCCACGATCGCCTGTGGGCAGCGGAAAGTGAGGGATAACGGGAGTGTGGTCATAGAGTAGGCGGAGATGGCGTCAAGCATACCGCCAGCTTTTGCTCCACGAAATCCATAAATGTTCTGGTAACGGTCTCCCACTCCAATGAGACGGCCTTTGACAAATCGTTCGAGCAGTTTGTGATTAACTGGCGAGAGGTCTTGGTACTCGTCCACGAGGATTGTAGGATAGGTAGCGAATGATCCACCGAACAATGCGGGCATGTAAACTTGATCGTTAAAGTCGATCGTGCCCTTGAATGCGAGCTTGATGGATCGCGAGAGAACAGCGTCAATAAGGTCACTTGCCAAATCGTCGGGCTCTTCATCGAGGAGCGCGTGGAAGGCGCCTTGCTTAAGGAGGCTTTGTGCTTGCGGGAAGCTGTCTGGGACGTAGCCGAAAGCCTTGGCTCGTGCCACACCATCGGTGATTGCGGAGAAGCTAGCCCAGATCGGGCCTTGCTGCGGCTTGGGCGTTTCATTGATGATCTCTCTGAGGATGTCGGCGGTCTTCGACTTGGAGAGCCGCAGCTTGGTGTAGATTTTGGCTTCCCAAGCGCGATGGCCGAAGGAGTTGAGGGTACGAACTTCCACGTTGTATGGCATGGAGAGGGTGGCTTCGTCGGCGTTGGCGCGATTGAATACCAAGTATAAAAGTGGGGCTTTGCCGGGGATTACGGAGGCGATTGCTTCCAGCGTCTTGGTTTTGCCACAGCCTGCGTAGGCTTCGATCATTAGGTTGTCGCGGGTGGAGCGTACCGCGTCGAATATCGCGGATTGCTCCTCTGTGGGCGGATGTTCGCCGGAAATCACGATTGGTGGGGATGCTATCGCTTCCATATTGCTTGCCTCATTTTATCTCATTATGCCATAAAGGGCGAAGGAAGTCAAGGCGCTTAGTGATCGGTGAGGGATTTAATTCATCCTCCCTTGCGCCAGCTTGGTGACCATATGCTGCATCCTTCGCAGGTTCTCGGCGATTGAGAGCCAACCATTCGCGAGAGCTTCATCGGCGACGTTGCCTTCGGTGTTGTGGAGGTGCGAAAGGATTGCGCAGCACTTCTGCGATTCACGAAGGTGGTCGAGGAGTTCCATGTAGGTAATGCCATGGGTGGGGAGGCCGCCGATGGTTTCGTAGGGCATTAGGTTTTCCTCGCATTTGCGTCTGCCATTTGTTCATCGTGATCAACTTCAAAGCGCCAAGATTCGAAGAAACCGACTTCTATCCATTCCTCTCGACTATGATAACAGCCATCGATTAGTTCCATCCACGGTTTAGGTTGTTCGACAACGAAACCGTCGCGGTTGTAATCGTAATGCAGTCGGACACCATCGCTAGCGCGAACGGCCTCTTGATCAACCCAAACGTATCGACATTGATCATTTTTGTTGTCTGCATCAGTCCATGGTGGATAAGTAAGATCAACGCAAAGGGTATCATCATGTTTAACAACATTGAAGTTGAAAGGGCTGTCGCCGTATTCACTTTCATGGATTTTCTTATGGCTCATAACGCACGTCCTCGCTTGGCGCGGCGATAGCTAATCTTCGCGATGTTTCGGCGTGCTGCGCGGTAGCTGACGCGATGGCGAAGGCTTCGTTTGCCCAAGCGTGTTGGCTTGGATAGAAAGTTGCTGACTTTCATCGGTGTAGGCCTTTTTGATCTCGGGGATAAGGACAGCTTGGATTCGCGCGGATTCGGCTTGCATACGGCGTTCGGTGATCGCCCAAGCACGAGAGACTGCGGAGCGGAGTTGCTCAGGGAAGCCAGAAGCGTTCATTTGATAGACGAATTGGTCCATCTCGCGGAGATCGCGGACGAGTTGAATGTTGTTTTTGTTGAGGCTATCTATTTCTCGTGCCAACTCAAGTTGTCGGTCGAGATGGTGGCGAACATCTGCGCGAAGCTCTTGGATAATAGCTTTGAGCTTGCTTATCTCAGCTTGCTTCTTTCCGAACATTTAAAACCCCCTTCGGTTGATTGGTTTGGTTGCTACGCTTGGTGAGCGTTTGGCAAGGAGTGCAGTAAGGCCGGAAGGTCGCGTAGGTGTCGGCGCGGCGATTGCTTGGTAGTGATCAGGTACATCTGGATACGGAGTGCCTGGAACTATATGCAGATATGATCCATCATGTTGTCGTCCGATGCCCCAATTCCAGTCCGGTAAACGATCTATGCCTATTTCTTCAAACGAGGCGCTCCACCAAGGATACGCTCGATGCCCGCTGGTTGGGATCACCCACCAGAAGCCTAGCTGGTCGCACTCAGGGCACTCCGCCCCGGCACACTCTGGACAAACCACACGTGAAGCAATATCAAACGCTGGTTCTCCGCGGACCTTGTGTGCCACCAAGTATAGATCATGGGTACTCAACGCCGTCCTCCTGTGATTCCCTTGCGGCGGAGTAAATCCGCTACCATGTCCCGCTGCACTGGTGTGAAGCGCTTGTCTCTCGTGATCAGCGGCGCGGGCTGATGATACACTGCGCCGTGGCCTTCAACCACGTGGTGAGTTTTCATCAAGTTGAGCACATCGCTAAGCCCATGCGAGTCGCGAGGGTAGTCTAGCACGCAAGGGCCGTGTGTGCTAGGGAGTTGGATGTAAATGCGCGTGAGATCGCACCAGATGGAGATGGCCCAAGCTGGCGCGGCGGATGGGGCGGCGAAAGCGGTCATAGACGATCTTTCCATTGATTAAAGACATCAATAAGAAAATCGCGGACGCAACTTTCTTTATATTGTTTTATTTCTGCGGCTGACCATATTGTAATTTGGCCGCCGCTAGTATTGATATTATCCGATTCGATTTCTTCAAGTCGTGCCCAGATTTTACCGTCAATTTCACGTAAGTCTGCAATACGCGGCATGACTAAAACCCCTTTCTACGGTTCGTCCTGTGGCCGGGTACTTAGCGACGCTGATTCATCGAATTCTGGGTACTCATCCAGGTTGCTTTGTACCCAGCCGCCGCGATCGAAATCGTAGAACCAATTGCTACCGACTGCATCTCGCTGGAAGAACTTGGGTAGCATATCGCGATGGCGGCAGCTAGGGCGAACGCCTGCGGGGCAATCACATTCGGAGAGAGTGCAGAGGTAGGAGGATTCGACGTTCATGTCTGTGTCGAACTTGGTGATGCGGTAGGTATCACCATCGTGGCGGCAATTATATAAGTGCGTCATCTTCGCAGGTCCTCTCTGGCCCAACCGTCTCGCCCTTCGCGAGTTTGTTCAAGCGCGTCGGGGTGCTGCTTTGCGCCTGTGCTTGCATACCAAAGCGCGGTATTCACCTGTGCGTAGAAGCTATCGCGGTCTAGGGTTGGTTCGCCTATGCGAGTGGAATGGCGTTGGTAGAGTTCGTAGGTTGTTAGCATGACGGTTTGCTCTCGGTTTGGAAGAGGGCGAGTGCGGCTTCGGCCTTTAATGCGCGATCCATCCATGCATTGGACGTATTCTCAAAGAGCCGGGAAGCCTTTCGAACGATTTCAAAATCCTTTTTCAGATTGCTTAATGCCATAGCCTCGCCTGGAGCGGCTTGCGCAGCGAGGCGGATGTTCCACCAATCAATCGCAGCTTCACGTGAAGCGAGGTCATTCTTTTCTAGGCCACAACCATCACACATAATCCAAAATGTATTGTATCCATTACAATCAATCTCGATATTCAAACTGCCACAACGAATGCATGGCAGAAGCTCCACCATCTCCCGCGCGCTCTGCGATTGGTCGATCATTGAAGCTTCTCCGTTTTGAAAGCGTGTTGCTTGGCGTATAGCAACGCGCGAGTAGGGAGGCCACGGCGTGATAGTTGTTCTACCACGTCGCACTTCGTGGAGCGATCGAAGAAGTATTCGTAGCGGATGCCGTTGATTGCGATTGTGGTAGAACGATCGAGATCGTTGCGGCCGAGGTAGAGGATGGTGGAAGGCATTATTCTTCCTCCTCGCTTTCGTCATATTCATCCTCGATGATAAAAACCTGAATAGGCGCTTCGCCAGCGTATTCTTCGTTGTGACAGCGTTCTTGATAGCCTCCCGCAAAGCTTCGACTAACTCAACAGGAAGTTCTTGCGCTTCAAGTGCATTCTCAAGTACGTTCGCGGGGATTCGTTTGAAAGCTTTAGTCATGCTGCTGCTCCATTGTATCTGTGATCATATCACACAATTGCCACAAAGTCAAGGATTTAAATGAACGGAATGAGATTTAAATGGGGAAATGAAATCGGGGAGAGCGATGGGCTGCTCTCCCCGAAGGGTTGGTTAGGCGCGGTGAAGGGAGATGAAATAGTCCTCGTCAGTGCCGCCGCCAGCGATCCAATCTTCGTGGGAGACGTAGCCGGGGACGTTGATGTAGCGTTTGCCGAAGTAGGGGCCTGGGCTAGGCTGGGGTTCAGAAGCGGCCCCAATCGGGATGGTATTCGTTGTAATGTGCCCATCCTCCTTCGGGCTCTCGATAGTATCCGTCGTAGGGTCCACTACCTCCGTCTTGACCTCCGAAGGCTGGGGTTCACCCTGATCCTTCACTTCTTGATGGATCGTATCCGTTTCCGTCCAAACAGGCGGCTGATAGGGAGGCAGATCAGCTGGCGGGGGGCTTGGCTGCACCTCCGCCTTCGGCACGCTCGCCTCTACGGCCGACGACAGAGTAGCCTGCACACTTCGGATCGCCAAGAGGAGAGCATCCGCCTTGTCATTCGCCTCCAATGCCCGAAACCCGTAGTCATCACGCTCGACCTCCAGCGAGCGGATGGTGGAGCGTAGCGCATCCATCTCGGTTGCTCGATCCATGAGCCGGGTTTCCAGCCTTGCGATCCGTTCGCCGTCGGCTACGCTGGCGTTCTTTAGCCGATCGATGGTATCGAGCAGCGTTGGCTCCCGCTCCGCTGCGGCATAAGCATCCGCGATTTGCTTAATGAAATTCTGTCCTTCACCGTGTGTCATTTGCTTGCTCCAGCTTGGTATAGCAACCTGATTGTTGCTATCTCGGGGATAGAAAAAGCCCAAACGTACTTACGCTTTTATGGTCGGCCCTAAGTGGCTCTAGGCCTAGTTGCGTTTAGGTTGTCGCTACTGGCGACTTAGTTGCATGGGTGGGCAATAGGGACACCCATGTAGGTGTTGAGTGGGCGGGCAGATCATCGATTTACACGGCCAGCTTTAGCCAAGGTACAAATCAAGTCTTCGTGCCGTGCCCACTCAATGCTAAAGTTGACAAGGCTCGGTCCAAACAGGCAGACATTTGAATTGTATTGTTTCATCAAATAAGGTGAAAAACTCTTCACCTTGAGCTTTGTCTACTCGTTTGCCTGTAACACGATATGTCACCTCATAACTTGTGCGTTCGGATTGTTCAATTTGCACGTCTATGCACCTTGAGTAACTAATCTTTACGCTTGGCAAGAGATGTTCAAATCGATTGAACACATGAATGTCTGTGTCGCTGTTTCTAAGCATCCATACCTGAGTCATGTCAATCTCCGTTAGTGCGTGGTGGCTTCAGCCCCAGCCTTCGGTTTGCTACGCGGCGGGGCAGTCTTCCCCGCCTGCTTAGCCGAAAGCTGGCCTGAAGTCTTGGGCTTCGCCTTCTTTTCCTCAGCCTTAGCGACCAGCGTCGCGTCGGGCTTTAGACCAGCGAGAGAGATAGCAACCGGCTTGGTCTTGCGAGCTTCGATAGTCGCTTCGGCTTGCGTGTAGTATGACGCATCCGCTTCGAGAAGCTCCTTCGCCCATTTGCTAACATCGCTCGCCTTGTAGTGAGAAGGCTTGCCGCCGTCTGCGCGGATTTGGTCCTTGATAATATCGCGGGCCAACCGCATCGCTTCGGTGGTAACCTCACGCGAGACCTTGGACTTGGAGGCGGCGCCACGAGCGCCCTTGTGCTTAACCTTGCTGTCCATGAGGGTCTTGAGGTTCTCTTCGGCCTTGGCGAAGGCTGCGTCTTGGGCATTGGAAAGCTCAGCGCCCTCCAAGTCCTTAACCGTAATCTTCGACATGCCGGCGTTCAGCACCTCAGCCAAGCCGCGGAAGATGATCTCCTGGAACATAGGGTCCGAGAGCATCGACGGCGTGACTTTGAGGCTCCGCTTCGCCTTTGTGATGGGGATTTCCATCACAACGGTTTCCGCGTTCGCTTGGTCTACATCAGACATAGTGTGCACTTTCCTTTCTGGTGTCTCTAGTTAGTCGCAGACTTCGCGCTATTGCATTTGGGGCAGTCGCAGAGCGGCAAGCGTTCTATGCCTATGCAATCTCTGGCCTCGTCAGCAAGGGCGTTACCCTTGGAGGGGGATTAGTTCCCCCTTTCGGCCTGTGTTGTTGATCTAGGGTACTTAGGGACGAAAGCGATTCCGATACACAGTTGCCATATATTCCGTACCATCAGGCAGATAGCGCTTCTCTTGATAAGGCTCAGCGCTGTAGAATGCCTCTTGACCGTTGTGATTGGCGTAAGTGGCAACGCCATTCGCAAGATGCACCCGGGCACGTCGATACGCAAAAGGATCGGAATTATCTGCGAGAGCGTACAGCTTCGCAGCTTCATGCATCGCCTGTGTGGTGTAGAATTTAACCATCTTAGTCTCCTATATTGGTCTCGTTTAGCCCTTGTGTAGCCAAGGCACAAATCAATCGCGGGCTTTTGCGGCAACTAGCACGAAGCTAGTCATTTCGGGTTCAGTGTCGCAAAGCTTATATAGAGCATTAATCAATTGCTCCAAGCTTAACTCAGATGGAATAGCTGCCTCAACCTCACAATCTGGATAATTCACTGTAAGCGTAACGCCTTTGAAATGCATATCGTCCTCCAGAGCTAGGGTACTCAGCGACGCATTGTGCGCCAGATGTAGAACGCGAGAATGTGGTGATCGTAGAACATGGGATTTAATCCCAGCCTTTGAAGTAGCTAAGCTCAACTGTCTTAGCTACAATTCCATGATCCCGTAGATATTTGACAAGATTACTCGCTTCATCTTCGCTACGTGCTTGCCATGCGTACAGCATATCGCGCTTTTGATCTGCTAACTCAGTGACAACGATATCTTTTGCCATTTTCAATCCCCTTCGCTTGCCGGGCTCTTGCCGCCCGCGATTAGCATCCCACATTTCGCAACGCAACACAAATCACAATCCCGTGATGCTGCGCCGCACAATCGTTGTTTGTTCGCAACAGTCACGATTTGTTCACGTGTTGCCGCTCGGCCACACCAAGCGCTCACATTCCTCTCCTATCACTCCGCTTCCCAGCCATGATATCCCTAATCAGTGTTGGGTTCGCCTTCGGCTTAGCCTCCGCGAACTCGCCTTGCTTGTAGTGAAACTGCTTAATCACCCGCTTTCCGCTTTGCTCCAGCTGCGCCCATAGCGTGAGATGATCTTTGATCAAATGCTCATACTGCCTATCCGCTTGCTTGAGCGCATCCCACTCCCTTACCTGCACCGGCCCGATCCCGCGCTTGTCCCCCATCTGCCACGTCACCACGAACGGCATTAGATAACCTCTACGCATTTAATCGCAGCTTTAGCCTTCTCAAAGCATTTGAGATGCCAATAACCGCGGATTGTCGCGCCATCTTTGTACAACCTCAGCGGTTGCATTCCGGGACGTTGTGATCCGCACCACGCGCACTTACGCGCCATTGCCTGCGGCTTGTCCCATGGCTTACGTCGCATTTGCGTCTCCCTTTCCCGACCTGACAATCTCATCCTACCACAATCTCCACGCATTGTCAACCACAATCTCCATCAATCGCACCCACCAATCCTCAACCATCCTCATACCCACGTGATATCCTCTGATCTACTGATTGACCGGTATTGACACCTGACCCTGTGCCTTACCGTCCCTTGGGTTTCGAGGGGTCGAGTCCGTTTGTTCGTTCGTTCGTGTTTCTGGGTCGTATATATATGGTGGATAGACAAGCAAGACCGACTCGAAGGCACGAAAAGGCGATAACGGTAAGGGACAGGTTTGCCTGCCACTTCCGGTCGATTAGTACGTGAGAGGATATGAGGGGTGATTGAGAGAGCTTGAGTGATCGCAGGTGCTTGCCTTGCGTGGGGCGTGGGCGCAGGCGTGGATGCGTGGATGTGCGCCTGCGTGGGCGTGTACGCGCGCGAGGTGCAAACGCTGTGCCATGTTGCAGCGCAGCACGACTGTAACATTTCGTGATTGGACAAGCTGGCTGAGCCGTGCGATTGTCCCACCCATGGCCGATGCATTGGGCATGGCCGATTTGGGAGCACCCGCTCATGGCTGACAAGAGCAACGAGACTTGGATTAACTTCGCCGCTGCTGATCTCGTAGACGACCAGCGCGAAGCCTACGAAATGTTGTTAGAGGCCAAGCGCGCCTTCGAAGCCACCTTCCCCGTCCGTGACGGCTTCGAACTCCGCTTCTCCTACAAAGGCGCAGACTTCTCCCGCATGGGCTTCTGTGAGCTCGCTCGATCGAAGTCTAAGGACGAAGTGAAAACCAACCTTGCCGCTTGGCTCGCCGCTCGTAAGGCCGCTGGCGATCGCCACTAACCCCACGCTGCACCATCGGCTGACCTACCTCAGGCCTCCCACTCATCGACGGGTGGGGGGCCAAAATTCTGTCTCTTGCGTGGGCCCAGACTTGGTCACAGCAATGTGTGAGCATTTCCAAAGGCCCATATCCTTCCCCTTCAAAATCTTAAAGCTTGACTTCTGCTACGCGCGCGATTACAATAGGAATTGAAAATGGAGGATTGGGTCGTGGACGGGTTCGTGGAGATCAGCGCGGTGCTTCGGGCGGGGGTGTATCTGCTGATGCATCACGAGCGCGTGGTTTACGTGGGGAAGGCGAAGGTAATGCTGGGTCGGCTCTACAAACACCGCGTTGCTTGGGGGAGCAAGAAGCGAACGCCGATCACTGGTGCGATTCCTGCGAAAGGTATGCTTTTCGACCGCGTGTTAATCCGTCCTTGTGGTTCGCACGAAGTGGATGATCTCGAAGCAGCGCTGATCGCACGCTACCAACCGCGATACAATATCCAACTCAAGACCTCCGTACCGCCTGAGATGGGCGACATTGTAGCCAAGATTGTCGCAGCCCGCGGGATAGCTGTCGCAACCCAAACCCGAATCGACCGAAGAGGATTCTAGTCGTGGCCCTTAAACGTGGTGCAGTTGGCACAGGCAAGCCGAAAATTCTCGAATCGCGCGCACTCACGCGCGACGATCTTGCTTGTCTCACCGAACGCGCTGGGCCTGCCATCACGCAGCGCCTCCGCGACACTCACCATCGCGTCGCGCGACTCTTTGCCGCTGGCCTCCGTATTGACGAAATCGTCGAACGTTCCGGCTACAGCTATCAGCGCGTATACACGCTCTCCAAAGACCCCGCGTTCCAAGAACTCGTCGCCAAGTATCGCGCCACCGTCGATGCCGCGTTCGAGAAGTCCCAAGACACCTACTTCTCGCTCGCGACTTCCAACATGCTCAAAGCTGAGACCATGCTCTCGGACAAACTCGACGATGCGATCGAAGATGGCACCACGCTCCCAACCCGCGATCTAATCGCAATCTCCCGCGATGCCGCAGACCGCTTCGGCTATGGCAAGAAAACCTTCGTCACCCACGACAATATCGGCTCTAAGCTGGAAGCCGCAATCGCACGCTCCGGCAAAGCCGTCACCATTGATGCTAAGGCAGTCCCCGCTGGTTCGACCTTGGCACCAAGCCAGTCGGGGGGAAATACTCCCCAGTCTGACCCCCCGACTGTGCCAGCTTCACTTAAGGCACTCGCGCTGCTGCGGCGTGTGTCTTAGGGGAGGGGAGCATGGGCGCCAGATCAAATGGAAGCTTGCCCCACGAGATCGTCGGCGACCTGCTCCCCTTTGCTCAGCTGAGCTGTCCTACGTCGGACGTTGTGCGTTCCCTAGCGTGCGCAGCACGTACCACGTGTGCGAAGGTGGCACATGGATGAACGCCTTGCTGATTGGTTGGCGTCCGTACGGGATGATCCGCTTGCGTTTGTTCTTGGTGCGTTCCCGTGGGGAGAAGTGGGCGGTCAGCTTCAAGCTTACGACGGCCCTGTCCCATGGGCTCGCGATCTAATGGGACGTATTCGCGATGGACTTGTTTCTGCCGCGGATGCTATTCAAGAAGCTGTCGCTAGCGGTCACGGTATAGGCAAATCAACAACTGTCTCCCAGCTTATGATCTGGGCGTTTATGACCTACCCCGATTGTCGAGGGGTCATAACTGCTAATACAGAAACTCAGCTCAAAACAAAGACCTGGGCCGAGGTAGGTAAATGGTTTAATCTTTGCTGGTTTGCTCGAGATCACTTTACATTAAATGCAACTAGCTTAGTTGCAAAGGACCCCGAGCGCGAACGCACTTGGCGAATCGATATGATCCCATGGTCGAAGACAAACCCCCAAGCATTCGCTGGCCTTCACAACAAAGGCAAACGTGTGTTGCTAGTGTTCGACGAAGCCTCCGAGATCGAAGACATCATCTGGGAAACCGCTGAAGGCGCAATGACTGACGCCGACACTCAGCTGATCTGGCTCGTCTTCGGCAACCCAACCAAGAACTCTGGCCGCTTCCGCGATTGCTTCGAGGGCGGCTCCCATCACACCGAATGGCACACTACCCAGATCGATTCCCGCACCGTTCCGATCACTAACAAATCCCGCTTCGAACGCTGGATTCGCATCTACGGTGAAGACTCCGATTTCGTCCGCATCCGCGTCAAGGGCCAATTCCCGCGCCAAGGCATGATGGAATTCTTCCTCGCCTCAGACATCGATGCCGCAATGTCCCCCGACAGAGAGGTCTACACCAATGCCGCAACGCCCCTCGCGATCGGTGTCGATGTCGCTCGATACGGCGCCAACAACTCAGTTATATTCCCTCGCAAGGGGCGTGATGCTCGTAGCATACCCCGACGGGTCTACCACGGTGTTTCCACTGTCGAACTAGCAAACCGTGTCTTTGACGCTCAACAAGAATGGCGACCTAGTGGCATCTTTATCGACGGAGGTGGTGTAGGCGGCGGCGTTGTCGACAACTGTCGCGAGAAGCGTCTCTTAGTCACCGAAGTCCAGTTCGGTGGCAAGGACATAATTTCCGGCATCTACACCGACACCGCAGGCGAGAAATACGCCAATATGCGCGCGGCGATCTACGGCGCCTGCCGCGCATGGACACGCACGGGCCTACTCCCCGCCAAAGGCAGCGATGGCGCAGACGAACTCCGTACCGCTATGCTCGCGATCAAATACACCTTCAACAAGAACGACGAAATCCAACTGGTCTCCAAAGAAGACCTAATGGAAGACAACCCCGGCCTTGTCCTCGACGATCTCGACGCCCTTTGCCTCACCTTCGGCGGACCCCTCGCTACCCTCGCCAACACCGATGGCGGTGGCGACCATCCCCACGATTCCCTCGTCCAATCCGAATATGACCCTTACGCCCTCCTCGCCAAGGAACTCGCAGCATGATGCCCGACACGCCGTCCCAAACCCAAGCGCTCCCTAAGCTCCCAGACTCCACGCCACAACCCCCTGTCTTCACCTCCGAAGCTGGCACCAAGCCCGGGCGCAAATCCGCAACGCCAACCTTTCTCGGCCCTAACGCCTCGCCGAGCGTAGTGAACGCAGGTTACAAAAGCTTGATCGGACAATAACCCATGCCCACCGCCCCCACCATCCCCCCACTCCTTCCAGGCATGCCTCCATCCCAATCGCCTCAGGCCAAAGCCACACCTGCCTCCTTCCTAATGGCCGCAGCCGATCTTCACTCGCAAGGCAAGCTCTCAACCGCCCCGGTCCCTCGCGGCCAGCCGCTCCAAACTGGCCGCGTTCCTCGGCACAAGCGCAGCCTCCAGATCGTAAAGTAGCCCCCTTCATGCCCGGCCTAGCCTACGGCAACCCTGTAATCGCCTCCACCCGCGATCAAGACCTGCGCCGTTTTCAGCAAGGCCGTCTCCTCGGCATGCGAACCAATCGCTACTCTTGGTGGACGCACGGCCGCGAACTCGCCGACTACATTCTCCCTCGGAGATACAAATGGCTGATCACGCCGAATCAAATGAATCGCGGCAGCCCAATCAACCAACACATCTTAGATTCGACCGGCACACTGGCCGCCCGCAATTTAGCCGCGGGGATGATGTCTGGCATTTCGTCACCAACGCGACCGTGGTTCAAATTGAAAATCGGCCGTATCGACTCCACACAGACAAGTCCAATATCCTTATGGCTTGCCGAATGTGAACGTCTAATGTATCTCGTCTTCCAAGAATCCAATTTCTACACTGCGATGGCGATCTTCTATTTCGACCTCGTCGTCTTCGGCACCGCGGTGTTGTTGATTTATGAGGATTTCGAAAACGTCTGCAAATGCTTCAACCCATGCTTCGGCGAATACTACGTCGACATCGACGGCTCCTATCGCCCCGTGATCTTCTACCACGAATTCACAATGACCATCGGTGCCCTCGTCGACGAGTTCGGCCAAGAAAACGTCTCTGCGATGGTTCTCGAGCAATACAACCTAAAGGACGGCGCAGGCCTCACCCGCGAAATCATCGTCGCCCACGCGATCGAACCCAATACCGATGGAGACAAATATGGCATTCCCAACTCCTTCGCCTTCCGTGAAACCTACTGGGAATGGGGCGGCACCACGAATCCACAATCTGGCTCCACTACCCTTGGTTTTCTTCGCAAACGAGGCTATCACGAACGGTGTGCAATCATTGGCCGATGGGACTTGGTGTCAAATGATCCCTATGGTCGTAGCCCTTCTATGGATGCACTACCAGACATAAAGCAACTCCAACAGGAAACCCGTCGCAAGGCCCAAGGCATCGACAAAGTCGTCAACCCCCCAATGCTCGCGGATATTCAGCTGAAAAACCAACCCGCCTCACTCCTCCCCGGCGGCACTACCTACATCTCCGGCATGCTCTCCACCGGCAACGCCGGCATGACTACCGCTTACGGCAATTGGCGCCCGGATATCAAATCAATCGGCGAAGACACCGCCCTTGTGCAAGCCCGCATCAAGCAGACCTTCTACAACGACCTCTTCCAAGTCGCCTCCCAATTCGAAACCCGTTCCAATATCACTGCGGTTGAATGGGACATGCGGAAGTCCGAGTCGCTCGTGATGCTCGGGCCTGTCCTCGAGCGCCTCCAAAACGAAGTCCTCGCCCCCGCCATCGACCGCGTTTGGGCCATGATGGTTCGCGCCAACATTATGCCACCACCCCCGCCTGAAATCGCTGGCCAAGAACTCACCGTCGAATACGTCTCCATGCTCGCGACCGCCCAGAACGCCGCCCAAGCAGGCTCCATCGAGCGCATCTTTCAAATCTCCGGCCAACTCGCCTCGATCGATCCGGCGGTCGTAGACAACATCGACTTCGATATGGGGCTTGACATTTACAGCACGCTACTCAACACTAATCCTAGAATGATCAGGAGTCCGCAGGCTTTGGCCCAAATCCGCGCTCAGCGTCAGCAAGCACAAGCCGCGCAGCAACAGGCCGACTTGGTCGAGAAATACGCGGGCGCTGCACAGGCCGCTGGCTCCATCGATGTCGGTGGCGGACAGAATCTGCTTAGCAAAACCATGGGTGGGGCGACGCCCTGATGTACGATGGCAGCAACCGAAGGCACATCCGCCAAGCCGAGAAGCGCAGCAAACTCGCTGAAAACAACCGCATCGCATATCTTCGCCAGATCATGCAAACACTTTCCGGGCGTGCTTTCATGCACGAGTGGCTTACAGACTGTTCCATGTTTCATGAGCCATTTTCCCCCATATCACCCTACGCCACGGCCTATAACTGTGGAAAACAATCAATTGGCCGTCGTCTATTTGACGATATTTTTACCCACTGCCCGGCCGAATACGCCTTAATGATGCAAGAAGCGCAAGCAAAGGACCACGCTGATGACCGACGCACCGCTGACGAACTCCCCGGACGCGAGAACGGCCGATGGTACACTGAAGGATCAGGGGGGTACACCATCGATCCCTCCGGCTTCGTCCACGACGCCTCCAGCGACAACCCCGCCGACGACTCCGCCAGCAGCAACGGAGACACCAGCGAAGACCGCCGATACTGACAAGTCCCTTGTTAACGATGAAGGTAAACCACCCGCTGCGCAGCAGGGCGCTCCCGAAACCTACGCCGATTTCCGCGCTCCCGAAGGCTACACCCTCGATCCCACCGCCATCGCCAAGGCCCTTCCGATCTTTAAGGAAATGAACCTCTCGCAAGACTCCGCCCAGCGCCTCATTGATCTCTATGCAGAGCAAACCCGTTCCGCTTCCGAAGCCCCTGTCAAGCTCTATGCCGAGATGCAAAAGGAATGGCGCACCGAAGCCGCTACCCGCTTTGGCAAAGCCATCGAGCCCGGCGGAGCCATCTTCGCTAGCATCGCCAAAGCCATCGATGGTCACCTTCCCCCTTCGCTCGCAAAAGCCTTCCGCTCCACCCTCGACTTTACCGGCGTAGGCTCGCACCCCGATTTCATCGAAGGCCTTTCCGTATTCGCAAAGCTGCTCTCCGAAGGCACCTCCGTGCGCGGCTCTGGCCCTTCCCCCGAAGGCCAAAAAGCCCCCGGTGCCGCACCCCTTTCCGTGGCGCAAGCCATGTATCCACACCTTCCGTCGGCGGGCCGTTAAAATGCTTACGCAAGAACGCCTCAAAGAGCTATTTGATTACGATCCAGAAACTGGTTGGTTTACCAATCGATTCTCTCGTGGTCGAGCAAAGGCAGGTGAGATTGCTGGCTCTTACGCTGGACATATTCAAGGCTACCGTAGGATTGTGATCGACTACGGAAAATACTACGAACATCAACTCGCTTGGTTATTTGTGTACGGTGAGTGGCTTGATGAAGTTGATCACATTGATACGGATGGTAGTAATAACGCTATTATAAATCTACGTCCGTGTACTCGTACGCAAAACAACTGCAATCGATCCCAACAGCCAACTGGCGAGTCCGGCCTCAGAGGGGCGTACTTGGATAAAAGAAGCCTCAAATGGTATTCGCATATCCAATTCGGCGGTCAAGTAACGCATTTGGGCACATTCAACACAGCAGAAGAAGCGCACTTAGCCTATGAAGCTGCTGCTGAAAGTCTCCATGGGGAGTTCTATATCCCTCAACGCAACTCTGACAAGGAAAACGAAACATGGCAACTTTAGGAGCCACGGCACTAACTTATGCCGATTGGGCCAAAAGGCTCGAAGATGGCTATAAAATCGCCGCCATCATCGAACTGCTTTCCCAGACAAACGAAATCCTCGATGACATGATGGTCGTCGAAGGCAATCTCCCAACCGGACACAAAACCACTGTTCGCACCGGCCTGCCGCAAGCTACCTGGCGCCTCCTCAACCAAGGCGTCCCGAATGCGAAATCCACCACCGCACAAATCGTCGACACTTGTGGCAACCTCGAAACCTACTCTGTCATCGATAAAGACATCGCGGACCTGAACGGCAACACTGCTGAATTTAGGCTTAGTGAGTCTCGTGCCTTCCTCGAAGGCATGTCCCAGCAGGTCGCTTCGACCCTTATCTACGGCAATCAATTCGTGAACCCGGAACGCTTCACCGGATTCGCCCCCCGCTATTCCACCGTCAACACTGCCAATTCCCAAACCGCCAACAACGTCCTCGACGGCGGCGGCGTTTCCTCCACCAACACCACGATCTGGATCAACGTCTGGGGCTCCGACACCACCCACGCCATCTTCCCGAAAGGCAAGATGACTGGCCTCCAGCAACGCGATATGGGCGAATGGCCAGTCACGGACTCCAACTCCAACACCTATCAAGCCTATCGCGAGCACTTCAAGTGGGAAATCGGCCTCTGCCAGCGTGATTGGCGCTACACTGTTCGTGTCGCTAACGTTGACGTAACCCAGCTTACCGGCGTCTCGGCCGCTAACCTGATCAACCTTATCGTCCGTGGCCTGCATCGCCTCCCCACCCAGCCCGTCTCCGCTGGTCCGGTCCAAACCTCCGACACCCCTGCCGTTCGCGCTGACATGGGTCGCACCGTCATCTACTGCAACCGCATCATCCGCACCTATCTTGATCTCCAGGCGATGAACAAGACCAACGTCTTGCTTCGTCTCGAAGAGTTCAACGGCAAACCCATCA